TGGACTGGGACAAAGCCAGTTGGATTACCACTTGTCGCTAACGCACAGTGTGGAATATGACGAAGTATGGGCGGTGAATGCAATGTGTGCGGTGGTTGATGCCGACCGAGTATTTATGATGGACCCCGCTTCACGTTTTTTTGAGACTAAACATGCCGGAGCACAGACAGAAGTGATGCGTAAGACCTTACCTAAACTAACCTGTCCGGTGTATTCCTGTGAATATGATAAACGAGTGCCGTCAATAGAACTATATCCGCTGGAGAAGATTGTGCAGGAACTGGGATGTGGTTATTTTAACAATACCATTTCTTATGCGATTGCTTATGCTTTGTGGATGAAAGTGAAGAAACTCAGTTTGTTCGGGGCGGATTTCAGTTATACAACCAATGTTTATTTTGGCGAATTAGGTCGTGCCTGTTGTGAATTCTGGTTGTCTCGCTGTATTACTGCTGGAATGGAGGTAGCTGTTGCACCACGGTCTTCACTGCTCGATACCAATGTTCCTGAGAGCCAGAAATTGTATGGATACCATCGGTTGGAGAATCCACCGGTGGTGTATCTGGATGAGGACGGCGATTTGAAATTAACTAAGTATTCGGAAGTCGAGATGGATGAACCGGTGAAAGGATATTCCGGTCGGCAGGATAATATACGGCTTGTTAAAGGGTCTGGATTACAGGCTGTTGAGCCAGCGAGTTACTGATGTTACAAGTAGAATTAGATACATCGGTAGGTAATTTGGGCGTTGAAACGACCCATTATCGGGGCCATACACCGGAAGAATGGGCGCAGATGGCGGCTAACAGAATTGTGGGAATCAGTAATTCGGCTCCCGAACCGATTAAACAGCAGGCGCATGTGTTTAAGCAACAGGTAGAAGCGGTATTGGCTGATTACATGCACAAGGCGATTGCAAGCCATATCTGTACGGTAGGCAATATTTTGGAACAAAAAGGTCACAGTGATATGGCCGAAATTATCAGGAGACTTTAAATGGCAATCACACAAGCAATGTGTACCAGCTTCAAGAAAGAACTGATGGAGGCAAAACACAATTTTTTGCTTTCGGGAGGTAATACCTTTCGGCTGGCGCTATATACCAGTTCAGCCACTATGTCGGCATCAACGACGGCATACACCAACACCAATGAGGCAACAGGTACGAACTATACGGCGAAAGGAGACAGTTTAACCAGGATTGATCCATCGAGTTCAGGAACCACAGCTTTTACAGATTTCGCAGATTTAACTTTCGGTACCTGCACGATTACGGCACGGGGCTGTATGATCTACAACGATACAGCAACGGGTGATCCTTCTGTAGCGGTATTCGATTTTGGTGGTGATAAGACATCCACTGCTGGAAGTTTCACGATTACGTTTCCAACAGCGGACTCCAGTAATGCGGTCATTCGCATAGCGTAGTGAGAGCAATGTGGCAAGTGTTACAGGTTGGGGGCGCGGTACTTGGGGGTCAGGTGCGTGGGGTGAGGAGTCCCCGGTTGAGCTTACCGGTCTTGCGGGCACCGGTGCAGTTGGCACTTTACTTGCGGCAGGCTATGCTGTTATTGGTGTCAGCGGCGCGGCATCCACGATATCTCAAGGCGATGAAACGGTCACCTGTGATGCGAATGTCTATCCCACGGGCGTGGCAGCTACAAGTGCTCTCGGTTCACTTACGGTCACGGGCATTGCCAATGTTTCCCTTACCGGTCTTGCGGGCACCGGTGCAATCAACTCGCTTACGCCGAGTGGCGCATCTGATGTATCGGTTACAGGATTGGCGGCAACGGCTGCAATTGGCACAGTGGTTGCCACGGGGGCTGCCAATGTTGCCCTCACTGGTCTTGCGGGTACGTCAGCAATCAATTCGCTTACGGCAACAGGGGTTGCTAATGTTGAAATTACCGGGATTGCGGCTACAAGTACATTGGGATCAGTTACGGTTACGGGTGCTTCAAATATTACGCTTGAAGGTGTGGCAGGAACCGGTGAAATCACGCAAGTTTTGGTATGGGGACTTGTGGATACGGATCAGACCCCGAACTGGAGTGCCGTCAGCAGTAGCCAGACACCAGGCTGGTCTGCTGTTTCAACCACTCAAGACCCTTCCTGGTCATCGGTATCAGCAACACAAACACCAAGTTGGAGTTCGGTAGATAGTGACCAGACTCCTGAATGGAAAAAGGTAGCTTAAAATGGCGACATATGTAAATGATTTAAGACTGAAAGAAATCGCAACTGGCGATGAATCGGGCACTTGGGGCACAAGCACCAATACAAATTTAGAATTAATTGGGGAATCAATGGGTTACGGCACAGAGGCCGTGGCAAACGCTTCTACCGCTACGATCACGATGGCCGATGGAGCGACAGACGGTTTCCGTTGTACTTTCTTGAGACTTACGGGTGGCGGCCAGGCTTGCACGGTCACGCTGGCCCCCAACACGCTGTCCCACACATGGATTATCAGAAACACCACCAGTTACGCACTGACCTTCACGCAAGGATCAGGAGCGAATGTCATCATCGCGGCAGGGCAAGCAAAAATCGTTACGACAGATGGACTAGGAGCTGGCGCAGTTGTTTACGAGGGCTTGGAAGACCTTGAGCTAGGTGGAACGCTAGGAGTGACAGGTGTAGTAACAGCCAACGCAGGTGTCGTAGTAGATAACATCACTATAGACGGAACAGAGATTGATTTAAGTTCAGGCGACCTAACAGTAGATGTAGCAGGAGATATTTTCCTGGATGCCGATGGTGGCACAATCAGATTTAAGGATGGTGGAACAACTATTGCAGATATCACTAATAGTTCTAGTGATCTTCAAATTGAAGCAAAAGTACAAGATAAAGATATTCAATTTTTAGGCGATGATGGTGGATCTGGAATAACCGCCCTTACTCTCGATATGTCAGAGGCTGGTGCTGCGACATTTAATGATAAGGTTATTGCTACTGAATTAGACATATCAGGCGATGCAGATATTGACGGAACTACAAATCTTGATGCCGTAGATGTAGATGGAGCTGTCAACTTTGCCGCAGACGTAACCTTTGCAGACGGTGCAGACATAATTACTGCTTCAGCAGGAACTTCTAACTTCAGAGCAGGTGTCAACGCTGGTAATAGTATTCAAAGCGGTGGTAATTACAATGTATGTGTAGGAGATGAAGCTGGTACAGCACTAACTACTGGAGATTCAAATACGGCTGCTGGTTATCAGGCTCTGAAAGCATGTACGACTACAGGAAATAATGTTGCTATAGGAAAAAATGCGTTACTAGTATGCACCACTGGTGCGAGTAATACGGCAGTTGGATCTAGTGCATTAGCAGCGCATACAGATGCGAATAATTGTACTGCTATTGGTGCTGATTCGCTCCAAACGAATACAACTGGTACAGGTAATACTGCTGTTGGTCAGGGCGCTCTCAATGTCAATTCTACCGGGGCATTGAATACTGCTGTAGGTTATGCAGCCCTGAACGCGAATGATACGGCGGCTAATAACGTGGCGGTTGGGGCATCAGCACTCGCAGCCAACACGACGGGTACGAACAACGTAGCTATGGGCGCGAATGCGCTTGACGCTAACACGACAGCGAGCAACAACACGGCTATCGGGGACAATGCACTGGGAGTAAATGTAGATGGAGCAAGCAATACGGCTTTAGGCTCTGCTGCACTAGCAGCGATGGTTGATGCTAATTCTTCTACTGCTATAGGTGCTGATACACTACAGAATGCTACCGGCGGTGCTAATACTGCCTGTGGTCAAGGCGCACTTAATGGAGTTGTCGCAGGAATATATAATACGGGGTTAGGAATTTCTGCTGGTAATGCGATTACTTCAGGTGATAATAACCTTTGCTTGGGTAGAGATGCAGGAATTGCAAGTTCTCCGGGCGGTGCTGTTACTACAGGCGACAACCAAATTTGTCTCGGCGATGAAAATATTACTCATGCACATATCCAAGTAGATTGGACAGTTGCATCTGATGGTAGAGATAAGACAGATATTTCAGAGTTAAATTCTGGATTAAGTTTTGTCAATCAATTGAAGCCTGTCACTTATCGCTGGGATAAACGCAGTAACTACAGCAAGGATCAAGATATTACTCCTGATGGGCAATATAAGAGTGAGCAACTCGATGTAGGATTTCTCGCTCAAGATGTAAGTGAGCTTGAGAAAGATTATGGATTTAGTAATGAAGAAAAAAGTAATTTGATTTCCAGTCTTAGTGAAGATGGAAAAATGTATGGGCTTAAATATAATAAATTTGTACCTATGCTGGTTAACGCTGTGCAAGAACTTTCTGCGGAAGTAGAAGCCCTTAAATCCAAATTAGAGGATAAGTAAATGGCTGTTACAAAGGCGTTAATCAAAACAATTCCTTATGTCAAGTCTAGTAAAGTTGAGAAATGGGATTTACAGATGAAGTACGAGAATGATAGCGAAGGTGATTCTACTTACTACACAAGCACTTTTGGTCATACCGCAGTTGCAGACGATGGGGATTTCAGCAAAGCAGCTAAAGGCACGTTCAGCAATGCAGATTTAGTCGCTCTTTGTCCTGTTTCACATTGGGATGTCATCTTTGCGAGCCAAGTAGCTTCAGTTATTACCAGTCCTGTAGTACAGCCAGTTCCTGATACATCTTTTGCAGTGCCGTCATGACAAAAAATGTTTGGAATGTTCAAGATATCGACAAAAAAGTTGTTAATTAAGAGGTGAACAATGTTTGATTTTATTATTACACTTGTATCGATTGTCACGGGTATTGTATTTCTTGCCAGCTTTCTTGCTGCTGTGACACCAACACCCAAGGATGATGCGTGGGTTGGTAAATTATATAAACTGATTGATATTCTGGCGCTGAATATCTGGAATGCAAAAAGATGAAAAACAACCGACAGAGGAATGAGTAAATTGACAGAAATGTTACGTCGGCATGAAGGCGTGAAAAGTCACGCTTATTTGTGCAGTCAGAACTTCACGACTATCGGCGTGGGCAGGAATATCGATGCCGGTGATAATGGTCGTGCAAGAGGATTGGGGTTGTCGGATGACGAGGTTGATTATTTGTTACAGAACGATATTGATCGAGTGATGCAAGAACTGGATGGTGAATATGCGTGGTTTGCAGGACTGAATCAAGCACGCTCCGATGCGATGGTCGATATCAGCTTTAATCTTGGACAGACAAGGTTGAGAGGGTTCAGAAAGGCATTGGAGGCGATGGAATCAGGTGACTGGGAAGAGGCTGGCAAGCAATTTCTTGATAGTCGGTGGGCTAGTCAGGTTGGTAACAGGGCTAAGGAATTGGCAGAAATAATTCGGACAGGTGAGTATCTGAATTAGTTTTTTTATATAGGAGATAGATATGGGTATGGCTCGTCCGAATCAAGCATTTCAAGGAGGGGTTGGAGGAGGCGGATTTAGACAGCCTCAACAGTTCCAGGGTAGTCCTAACAAGGGCGGTGGCACGGCAGGTCAGCAAGCACCGTTTGGTGGTCAGTCGTCTTATGGAACACAAACAGGATGGGGGCAGCCTCAGCAACAGCAGGCGACTCATCCATTTCAAGGATTTCAAGCGCCACAATATTCCGGAGTACAAGGTGGCGGATTTGGACAGCCTCAACAACAGTTTCAGGGCGGCCCCAGTAAGGGTGGTGGAGGTCTTTTGGGAAATGTTCCGACAGCACCCTGGCAGGCTGCTCCAGCAATGGGTGCGTTACCTGATCTTGACAGGTTAGGGGCGGGGATTCCGCCTTTGCAAACGGCAAATTTGTATAACCAGATGCGTATTGGGGCAGCACCAGCAATAGCTCCGCCACCATTGGCACCTTGGCAGACTTCTTTACCGGTTGATGCGTTAGGTGGGTATGACAGAATGCCTACGCGAGAATTCTCGTTGCCAGTAATTCAGCCACCAGCACCGATACCAGAAAATATTGCTCCTATAGTTCCACCAGCAATAGCTCCACTAGCATTGGCACCTTTGCCATCTGCTCCGCCAGTAATACCTCCGCTAGATCGAACGCTTCCCTCAGGTTTTGATCCGAGAATACCTCCGCTAGATCGAACGCCTCCACCAATGTGGACTCCAGCGATGGGCCAATATATGGCTCCGCTAGATCGAATTCCTGAATTCGACGAACCTGATTTTCAGGCGCGGGAGCAGAGGTTAGAAGGAGATGTGTTGGGTCGAGAGCCACTAATTGATAGACGGATAGCAGAAGAACCATTATCTGAGAGAGAGGAGGCTAATCGTCAGGCACGAGAAGCCTCCCTTGCTAAAAGGATTGGCATAACTGGTAAACAGTATGCCGATCAAGTTGAAAGGGAGAGGGCAGATCGGGGGTTGGCTCCAAATCTTCCTGTTTTAGGAGTACCGGTTGATGTCGGGTTAGAAGAATATGGTGGCCTAGAAAGAGATGATGCTCGTCGTCAGATGGAAAGGGATATGGAAATGGATATGGAAATGGATATGGCAAGAGATGCTTCCCGCCGTCAGGCACGAGATCAGCAGAAGCGATTGGCATTTGAGCAACAATTAGGTCAACGAGGTGGTCCAATCGGATGGCAGCAAGCATTAGGTGCAGGACTCGGTGTGATTAGACCCCAGATGAGAAGACCAATCCCTGTTCCGCGTACTCCAATGGTCCGTAAGCCGATTCGGTAAGGGAATTGAGGGTAAGATTATGAGCAAGGGTGGCGTTGGAGGAGGTCAGCAAACACCGTTTGGTGGTCAATCTCAATCGTTTTACCATCAGAGACCGCCTTCTTTCAGATCTCCCGGACCGATAAGGCCACCCTATTTTAGAGATCCGCCTGTGTGGGGGCCGCCTCCTTTCAGACCTCCCATGAGAAGTCCGGGCAAGGGTGGTCAATCTCCGTGGTCACCTGCAACCAATCCTATTTTTATGCCTGGTTCATCTTACAGACAGCCTTGGATTCCCGGTGGTTATGGTCAGATGCAGTATTCACCGCAGCGATTTAGTGGCTACGGTGCTCTGCCTGACATGAGTTATCCGAGTCCCATCAGACCTAGAGATCGATTTGCCTATAATCCGCCTGAAGATCGAGCTTATTTGTACGGATCGACTCCACCGCAGCAGCAGCAACAAGCTGAAGCTCAAGCTGAAAGCCAAGCTGATCAAACTGAAGGCCAAGCTGGTCAAACTGAAAGCCAAGCTGGTCAAACCGAACAAACGGCAATCCCGCAAAATCAGACTTTTCAGATTCCCAGATATGGAGTAAGCAGTGGGAGTAGATATTTTAATCAGGTCAGACCCAATTATGGGAATCAATTTGGTAATTACTCTCTGGGAAATTATGGTCAAGCCATTGACCTGGCCGCTAATGGCGGGATAGTTGGAATTCCCAGAGGGAGGATGCGTTAACGATGCCACTGCGTAAATTACAATTTCAGCCGGGAGTTAACAAAGAAGCCACTGAATACAGTGCAGGCTCTGGTTGGTTTGATTCGGATAAAGTTCGTTTCAGAAAGGGACGCCCTGAAAAGATAGGTGGCTGGGAGAAGTTTTCTGCCAGTGCTTTTCTTGGTGTGTCCCGGTCGATACATGACTGGTCTGATTTGGAATCTACAAAGTTTTTGGGTATTGGTACGCATTTGAAACTGTATGTTGCGGAAGGAACGAGTTTTTATGATGTAACGCCTATTCGCTCAACAACTTCGGCAGGAGATGTCACATTTGCAGCCACTGATGGCTCATCCACTATTACTGCCACCGATTCGTCGCATGGAGCAAGAGTTAATGATTTTGTCACATTTTCCGGCGCAGCAAGTTTAGGCGGCTTGGTTATAGCAGATGCATTGAATCAGGAATACCAGATTGCCACAGTTCCAAGCACCAGCACCTATACCTTCGCAGCCAAAGATACTTCAGGCGATGAAATTATTGCGAATTCAAGTGATTCAGGCAATGGCGGATCGTCTGTCGTTGGCGCGTATCAGATCAATACCGGGCTGAATGCCTTTGTGGATGGTACAGGCTGGGGTGCTAATGCTTGGGGTGAAGGGACATTTGGCAGTTCCAGCAGTGTTACCAGTGGTAATCAATTGCGTCTTTGGAGTCAGGATAATTTTGGAGAAGATTTAATTGCCAATGTTCGTGGCGGTGGCGTTTATTATTGGGATACCAGCAGCGGTACTGGCACAAGAGCCGTCGATATCAGTACGATTAGTGGTGCTTCTGCTACACCTACCGTGGCATTGCAAATTATGATTTCTGATGTGGATCAGCATGTTATTTGCTTTGGTGTAAATGATATTGGCTCAAGCGTTATCGATCCATTGTTGGTTCGCTGGTCAGATCAGGAATCAGCAGCAGACTGGACACCAACGGCGATCAATACCGCTGGCGGTGTACGAATTAATGAAGGATCAAAGATTATCGGTGCGTTGCAGACCCGACAGGAAATCCTGATTTGGACGGATACCAGTATCCATTCAATGCGATTTATAGGATCACCATTTATTTTTCAGTTTAATTTATTGAGCCATAATATCTCGATGATCTCTCCGAACGCAGCAGCTAATGCCCGTGGTTCTGTGTATTTCATGGATAGGGGTGGATTCTTTGTGTACAACGGTGCAGTCCAGCCGGTGTCTTGTTCAGTCAAGGATCATGTATTTTCCAATATTAATTTGAGTCAGGGATACAAGGTTTATGCAGCGACCAATGTGGATTTCTCTGAAGTCACTTGGTATTACCCCGTCGGCGAAGGAAATACCGATATCACCAACTATGTAACTTTTAATTACGCGGAGAATGTATGGTCGGTGGGTACTTTGGTGAGAGGAATGTGGATTGAGGCCGGGACACGGAATTATCCCCTTGCCAGTACGGTTATCACTTCTGATGATAATAATTATATATACAGGCACGAGACCGGTTACGACGATGACGGCTCTGCGATGACAGCCTATATCGAATCTGGTGATGTGGAACTGGATGAGGGTGGAAGATTTATGTTCCTGAGTCGGATGATTCCGGATTTCAGGTTCAGTGGTGATACTGGAAGTGCATCTATGGATGTCATTATCAAGGGTAAACGGTTTCCGCTGGAGAGCCTTTCGACGCTGGCGACAGCGACAGTTACAAGTAGTACCGAGCAGAATTTCTTACGCACCAGAGCGAGAGAGTCGGTTGTAAGGGTAGAAAGCAGCGGTTTGGGGTTTGGCTGGCGTTTGGGTGATTTGCGGTTTGAAATGCGACAGGATGGGAGACGCTGATGGCTTCATTACGAACAAATCCATTACCTTCGCCTGGCGAGGAATATGACAGTGAAAATGAACAAACTATGCGCAGAACTGTTGAATTTGCATTACAGAATATTGAGAACGATGTGTTGTTAGCTAAGACTCAGGCTGATAAGGATGGCTCTTTGGCAATGCGACGATTTCAGTTCTTGTTGATGGGGGCTTCGTGAGTGATATTATTAAGGTACTGGGGCAGCTTGATGCAGCAGCAACGACACAAGAGACCCTGTACACGGTTCCTGACCTTACGCAGACCACGGTTAGTTCGTTTCTGGCTTGTAACAGGACCGGAAGCGCCATCACGTTCAGACTGCGTATCAATGTTGCTGGTGCCGGCGATGATGATAAGCAGTTTCTTTACTATGGCAAGTCTGTTGCAGCGAATACGACTTTCACAGCGGTTATTGGCATGTGTTTAGGTCAGGCAGATGTTATGAAGACATATGCCAGTTCTGCAAAT